ACACAGTTGAAGAATTAAATCGTTATGGGTTCCGTCCCGACGATCGTCGTGGTAAGGCGAACCGTATGGGTAACGCGGGTCGTATGAACGTTCGCGCGGGTGCTCTCAACCAGGGTGGTATGCCCACCACTGTACGCGCAGACACGACACGTGTTGATGGTCGTTACGGACCCATGAGTGGTGGTTGGACACAGCAATACAATAACAATAAGTACTACAAGTTTAATGCTTACAAGGGTAATTCCAATCCTTATGCGACGAATGAGAGTTTAGGCGTTGCGAAGAGACAGCTTCAGAACAACCCAGTCGCTCAGCACATGATGTAAATAAATAGTCGAGTAACAACACCCATTAAAATATTATCCATATATTTTAATGAGCGTATACACGTTAGATATAGATAGTAGTGAACGCGATGTGATAGAACTTAAAAACCCTATTTACGACGTTAACAAAATTTCCATCGCATCGGCTCGAATTCACGCGAGTCAGTTACTGATCAACGATCGTAACAAAACGTTTGATTTTATCGTTCATACTACACCGGAAAGGGTCGTATCCGTTACATTGACGACGGGTAACTATAATGGAACAACATTAGCGACTGAATTGCAGACGAAGGTTAATGATGCGTTAGGTGGCGCGTACGTATCGTCTCCTATATCATTTACGTATAACAAGGATAAGAATGAAATATCTATAGAATCTCTATCATCGGCTGCTGCGGGCAGTGAATTCTCGTTTAAATTTTATGACGGTACGAATGGGTATACATCTACCACGGATGGGTATACAACTCCACATGATATTATCGGATTACCACCAGATAATTCGAAAACAAATACCCCAGCTACAGGGGGTGTTTCTGGTCTTTTGATTACGGGTAGTCTTAATTTACAGGGACCTGACGCTCTTATCATAAAAATCAGTAGCGGTGCAGAGGAATTGAATAAGACAATCTATTCTGATACACCCTTTTACACTGGTCGTATATTGATGTGCGGCGATGTCATTAATTACTCTGGGAAAGATGACATTGTCGAACATAATTTCGATACTGGTTCACAAAACATAACCAGGTTACGTATACAGTTTTTTTACAGTAGTAATAACAGGTTGATTCCGTATGATTTTAGGAATGCTAATCATATTCTAAAGCTAAATGTGACGTGTACGACGGACAAATTAAAAACCATTCCGAACGTGAAAAAGGATTTTTCACTTCCCACACCTATGCGCATACCGGAAGTTGAGGATCCGAATAGGTGGACTGCGTTTATCTATATATTTATGATAGTCATGACTGGTGTATTTTTCTTAATGTTCACCAGACCTCGAAGATTTAGCGAGTGATAGCGTATGTGGGAGCCACGGGCTTCTTGACACGCTTCGAAACGCGGGAGATCACCATGTACACGATTACGGAGAGGAGAGTGGTGAAAAGCGCTGTGAGAGCGTAGTTCATACCACCGTTCTTCTGAACCTTGACGACCTGATGGATGGACCACCTGACAAGATCCATCCACGACAGGGCGGCGGCGAAGGAGAACCCAGCAACGACGGAGTTGAGAGATTGTGTTTCAAGCTCACGAGAGATCGCGATCAGTGTATCGGTGGCGACTTCGGCGGACATTTTTTATAATATAGAAAGATTTTATTCTGGTAACAACTCTTCAATAAACAGGATTTTTTTATACTTATCAGTGCTGTACCCCCTGACAACAACACTCCCCTGATCATCTTCTTCGTCGGAATCAGAAACGTTTTCATCGTCACAATCAAACTCTTTGTATTCAGAATCTGCCCACCCTTCCAGATCAGGGCATGTTTCCATTACTATCAATTGCATTTTTTATCATCGTTTCTGACGGATTGGTCGGATTCCATCCGTCCCATGCGTCATATGCATCATTTATCTTCAAAAACGTTTCATCTTCACCTGAGTATGGTTCAAATGAACTTTCATCTATCTCTTCGTCAATCTCCATATCACTTTCACTCGAGCTCGCTTCGTCGTAAATTTCAGGGAAGTAGGTCCCAATTTGTTGCCCTACTGTATGCATGGCGCAGTATTTCATACAATACTCCATATCTTTCGCTAGAATTGTGTCACGCCCACACGCCCTGGCGTAGTGTCCTGAAAGTACTACCGCACTTTCCAATACAGGTGTAATAATGTCAATCGCCGACTGGGCCATTTGGGAAGACAAGTCGTCCGATGCCATCTTGTATTCTTAGTATATTGTTACTGAGTGCGTAAACTCTAAGTTCTCTTTTGTCAACTATGTTATTATTCAAAGTCATGTGAATATTCTGATCCTTGATCATACTGAAATTTTTCTGACCGGTCGGATACCAGCGTTCAGGTTCGAGTGCGAAACTGTATGAGTAAAACCTTCTGAATAACTGTGTTCTCGAGTGATGAATGCCACTCTGTACGGCACGCATATTTACGACATTCCCTGTGATTTTGTCGAGGATGACTTCGTTATCGAGTGTCATTTCCAAGTTTATTAGATTTTCATAATTCGTATACCGTACATCAGGTTCCCCTGGAGGTGGGTATATTTGACTAGGGTGATCGTAATCGAATGGGTGAAATGATCTCGTGGGTGTATTCTTTCTCGCTATCACGAAATAGAGTTCTTTAACTGGATTTGTAAAACTGAGTCTAAACTTCATTTCCTCTAGTCCGTCTGTGGGTGATATGGGAATTTGAAACACGTTTCGTTGCAATTGTGTGATAATGTAATCATGTTTAACCGATTGGAGTTTAATTCGTTCTGGTTCATCTAATTGTACGAGCTCCGTGTGTATGGATATATCATCAATTTTCAAACTCGACTTATCCAATGTGGGATTAATAATGTTCAATTGACCACCCATTCCAGGATGTTGTTCACAATAATAATACAGGTAATCCGGGGCATCCATCGGTACAGTGAACGAATATACATACGGGTTTGCGAATGGGTCTGTCAGAGTGGGTTGTGTAGTATATTCCACGCCACTCCCGTGTGTTCCATCACTCGTCGTAGAAATTTTGAAAGGGTGAACAACTGCTGTACCCTGATTTATAGAGAAATAGTATGTACTTCCCCGCTTCATTCGAATAGTGGGTCTATCATATCCATTAATGTGGTACTTGTTAAAACCATTAACCTGTTGCACTGTGACAGTGTACGTTGTCCCGTCCGGGTTATACGCATCATCGAATGCAAGGTGACCAGTGTAAATACAATCTGTAACGTCACTCAGTTTAATTTCAATTTCACATTCTTGTCTTGTGAGAGCACAGAGGGGTATAGCCAGTTCAGGGTTGTTGTGGAAATAGAACGGTATATCAACGATGTACTTTGTGGGGGTCGTCGCATTACCAAGGTATCCGTTTATAGGATTGACACCGTATTCTACAGCCATACCGGAAACATCGTCGTCGGGATATTTACCGATTAGTTTTGATAACGCTGATTGTTTTGTCTGTGTGATATAATGCTCGCTGTAAATTTGTAACCAGTCACGGGGGATGCGTTGTATGAGCTGCCCCCCGATAACTAAATCTATGTGATCGATGATAGCATGTCCAATCGATTCATTATATCCTCTATAGGCACTCAAAGCTGGTAGATCCACGTGCACTCGTACACCTTTCAACAAGTCGCCCGAGCCAGCTGGTATCGTACATTTTAGTGTACTTCCATATGCGATTTCACCCCTCACGTCGTGTTTTACATCGTACATCGCAAAATTTGAATGCTTCCTGAATTGTTTTATGAAATGCGTATACTCGGGATTTTCTGTAAAAAAAACATCCTGGGTACCCGTTGTGGCGAGCTGGACCCGACCCGCCATTTCTATTATTAGATGTTAAAATTTTAAACCAGCTAAACCGCTTTCAATGTGTAATACATTATAGTTAAGAGCATATACATCGACATTAATGTTACGCGTTTTATCGGCTACGGTCGATCCAGATGTAGCGGTCGGTGCGGTATCGAGTTCTATATCCAGTTTTTTATGAATGATTCGGCTCATGTTCAGTTGTCCGGTAGGATAATACACCTCCGGTTTAAGTGCGAAAGAGTATGTATAGAATTCATACGCAGGATCCGGACATCCAGTATGATACCGAAGCGCCTGTTGATACGCGAGGTACTGACCACTGTGATCAAATACAGTCGCACCGTTACACTGGAAGTCTATATTCTTAATTGTTCGGTGGTCCGATCGTTTCGTATTGGTCGATGAACCTATGGTAAATCCCTTCAAAACACTTGAAAATGACTGATCAGATGATGAAGTGTTAAGTAGGCGGTCAGTATGAGTAGTTTCATTGATGGAAGAAATTTCGTACACTCGAACGTGACTAGAACTACCGTTCGATGGCCC